CCGCTCGTTAGCCGTCAGACTCGTCGAAGTCGTAGACGTTGAAGAGAAAGACTTGCTGCCGCCGACGATGCCCTCGACATGTTTTCCCGACAGATAATTTGTGTACTGATAAGAAAGACGTGAGCCGCTATCGACCGTCCAGCGTGTCGGATCATCTTCCACGAGCGCGAGCGTCGAGCTACCCGCCAGCCGCATCGCGTTTGTAGCTACGACGCCGGACGCACCATACGTGTTTCTAATTAACAAACTGTCGCGGACGTTTTCGAGGTAGAGATTGCCCGTCGTCGCGTTGCCGCCGCTGAAAAGGAAATTTTGGAACTGAATACTCGGTAACTGGTCGCCCGGAACAGTCCCGACTACGCGGACTGAGTACCCGCCATTGTTGGTGACGTTGTTGTCCTCGACTCTGCCACCCAAGAACATGAGGCGTGCTGCGAGTGCCGAACCATTGTCCGAACCAGCTTCGACTTTGATGCCTTCGTTATTGTTATGCTCTCCGTCGTAACTGATGAACGTACCGACAGAAAGATTTTTAATATGCAGCCCCGCCCCACCATTGCTGCTCGCAAAGCATCCGTCGCAGACGACTTGAGTGTTGCGCATCCCCGTCGCGTAGTCGAAAAGGAAACCGTCCCCCGCGTTGTTCTGCGCCCCGACGCGCTTCATGCCTGAAATCTGCATCGAGATCATTCTGAAGCCAGCGAGCGTGAAGCGCGTCGCAATTACGTTTTCGAGCGTGCCGCCCGTCGATGTGTTGCTCGTCGCGCCCGCCGTGCCGAAGCGAATTGCGCTTGCGCCAGTGTTCGCTCCGTCGAATCGAAGGTTCGTGATTTTCCAGTTGTGCGACTTAACGCCCGTCCCGTCGTTGACGACTATCCCAGCGTCGCTGCCCGTGTAAGTAACCACTGTCCCTTGCGTCGCCGTCCCGCTCGATGAGCCGCTGCCGTTGCCGTCCAACGACTTCATGCCGTTCAGCACTACCGAAGTTGTGCCGAAGTTGTAGGAGCCTTTGTTGAGTTTAACTTTGCCCCCGGTTGTGTTGGAGAGTGCGTTCAAAGCAGCTTGCACAGTTACGCCGTCATCTGCTCCAGTGAACCACTCAGGATAGATTTCGCGCAGGAGAGTGTTACCTGTAAACGAAATGGATGCGCCGGAAGCGAAGTAGGCGTTCATCGTCGGCTCAATCCAGCCCTGAACCGTGAGAGTCGCACCGGAAGTTGAGATAATTCCATCACCATATCGTCGGAGCGAGAGGTTCGCCGGGATCGTCAAGTTGGTTGATACAGCCTGCGGGCTGGATACAACGAGCGTGCGCTGCGGCGAGCCGAGCGCGGCGAAGTGTGCGACTGCTGCCGCCAATCCGCCCAGTTCCTCTACATTCACCCATGAATTGCTAGCCTGATACCACGCCGACGCGCCTTCAAGTTGCAAGCCCGGCGTGCTGCCGTCCGCCACGCGCGCCACTCTGCCCCTACCCGCCGCTATCGGAAGTGCAGAGGTTAGCTGTGGTCTGAGCCGCGCGAGTGTGCCGGATATTTCGCCGCGTACCGTCAAACTCTGGTCGGCAACTACCACGCCCGCCGCTCTCGTCGAAGTCGAAGCGTTCGGCGCACCTGTCCACACATAGCCTTCGCCAAGCGAGCCGTTGACGTGCGAAGTGTCGTAAGCCTTCTGCGCCAGATCAACATCGTCAAAATAAGCGACGGACGCCGCGCCTGTTTCGTTTCTGATAGACCACTGTACGCGAGCCGTGTTCGCAGGAGCTGCTCCGGAGATTGAAATTCGCACCCACTGCCCGGTTGATGCAGGAGCGGCTGAAGTGAATGTTCCACCTGTCACGCCCGCGCCCGCTGCGTCCAGAAAACTAAGCCGCAGCTTCCAAGTACCTGACACGGCATAGACCCAAGCCGCCGCCGTCCATGCCTGACCGGGTGCAGCATCGGCGTAGAGCGCACCGAAACGCCAGCCCACCCCGACCGCGCCCGATGTCATGTCGATCTTGACCGCGTATTGACCGCTTCGCACCTGCTCAGTGGTGCGGGTAAGTGTGGCAACAGGAGTGCCATTGAAGGCAGTCAGAGCGTGCGCCGTCGCTTCAAATGACGGATTGAGCAAATTGTTCGTCGCAGCTTCTTCGACCCGAATTTTGTTCTGACTCGCATCGTTCGCGTTGTAGACGCCCGCACTTTGCGCGAGAGCCAGCCCCGTATTCGCCGTAACTTGCCCTGCTGCGAAGCTGCCGCTCGCATCCCGCCTGACGATGGTTGAGACAGTGTTAGCGTCCGTCGCGTTCGTGAGAGTGGTTTTATCTGCTGCCGACATCGCGCCCTGCACAGACGTAGTTGCCGCCGAGAGACCGATAGTTGCAACTGTGCCGCCGACCGTCTTCGTTAGCCCCGTGCTCGCTCCGACCGCAACATTTGGAGCGACTCGCGCATCTGCCGCAGTCGAGAAGTCCGAGATCGTGGAAGAAGTCTGCGTGCCTGTGTGATTGCCCCGCGCGCGGTCGCTCGTCGAAGCGGATGCTATCGCCGCGTCGCGCGCCGTGACCTCCGCCGCATCTGCGTTCGCGCGAATGGCGGCCTCAGCGTTGAGGTTGCTTTGAAGAGTTGTGTCGGCTGCCGCTCGCGTTGTCGCTTCGCTCGACACGTTGGTGTCCGTGTAAGCAGTGGCGCTTGTGAGTGTGGCCGCGTCACCTGCGCTGCGTGCTGCCGCTTCAGCGCTGAGCGCTGCTGCTCTATTGGCTCCTTCAGCAGTGATTTGATTCTGGAGGTTTGCAACAGCAGCAGCTCTGGTACTGGCCTCCGCCACAACTTGTCCTGTCGTCACTCCGTTGATGGTCACATTTTCGAGCGGCAGCAGTTCGCCCAATGTGGCCGTTGGCGCATCGGGAATCGGGATCGTTCGCCCACCCGGCTTATTGAACTGGATCACATCGCCGGTGATGGTGGCTGCGCTCGCCCTGATAACTCTGAAGCGAACAAACCCGGTCTCATCAGCCTGCACCGTGACTGCCCTCGCGCTGACAGCGACGTTCGCTTTAACAACTCGTTCAATGACGATCTTCGCGTGGGGCGCAGTCGTCCCGTCGCCCTTGTGTACGAACCCTGACACCTCGCAGGTTTCGACCGACTGTGCAGCGAAGAACAAACTGTCCAGGAAAAAGGAATTGCCGCTGATTGGCAGCCCGCCGAGCGCGACCTGACAGGACATAACGATGATGAGACAAGCGCGAAAGAGGGAATTAAGTTTCATCAGTATTTCTCCTTGACGTTTACGTGGCAGTCGCAACGCTGCGTTGACTGCCGGGGTCTGCCTGAAGTTCCGTGAGATTGCCGGCATCGCTATTCGTGGCCGTCCTCAGTGGCGTCTGAGACACCGCCTTGTGACCGACGATCTTCTGTGATGATTCATCCTGAGTCTGCCAGCCTTCGTCGCGCTTGCGCGCCTCGTTCGTAATTTCCAGCGACTCGGCCTGCGCGTCTCTCAACCGCTCGGCGGCGCGCAGTTCCGCGAACCGGAACTCGACGATGGCCGCCATGCCCCGGACTTGCAGCACGAGATTGAGAAAGCGTTCGATGAGGGTTTCGCAGGGGTGCTGGATCGCCTTGATCCCTGCGGCGTAAATCTCCCACTGGCGGTTGGCGTGCGTCTCGCTCGTCGCCTCGTTGATGCCCATCAACAACGGGAGAGTCTTGAGCGCGCGCACGGCCATCCTTTCGAGCGCCTTGATGACGTCGCCGATGCCGCCGAGCGCGTTCTTGTCGCCCGCCCCGACCGGCTTACCCAATTCGAAAGCATCCAGGTGAACCCAGGCGTCGTCCGGCTCGAGCCCCGCGTATGCATCCTCAACCATCGCCGTGACTTTGTTGATCCACTCCTCTGTCTTCGTCGCGTCGCCCTGATCTTCCTCCGGCATCATCGCCAGGATTTCTTTGAGCTTGATGTTGATGTCGTGGCGGGGATAACCCTGCTGCGTGATCACACGCCGCAGGTCATGGAGCAGGCCGATCAGGAAAAGGGTCGTGAACAATGCCGGGGCTGCCATGGCACGACCGCGGGGCTGTCCGGGAAATGGATGGATGGGGATGTAGGCAACCGTCTCACGATCGAGCGGGACGAAGTTGCCGTTCTGGTGTTGCCCGAGTTGCCAGACGCGACCGCGCGCTGCGTCCGAGATACGTCTGAAGGTCACAACTGCCGGATCGGGCGTCGCGATCTCCAGCGCTTCCCGGCCCGCCTCATCCAGCACCAGCTCGGCCAGGAAAGCGCCGCGCAGGAAGACACCCATGAAGAGGGATGCGATGATCTGGTCGAACGGAACGACGTTCGGTGCGGCGTAAGGCCCATGCAATTGCGCGAGGAAGTCCGCGATGACGGCGCGCCCAGTCGTGTCCTCGGTCTTGCCGCCGGGCTTCATGACTTTGTATTCGTAGCCGGGGTTACACAGCAGCAGGAAGTCCCACAGGGCTTTGGAGACGTCAGGGCTGGCATCGGCCAACAATTCCATCAGCTTCGTCGAGGAGATGCTATCAATCGTCTTTCGGTCGAATGAGTGTTTGCGGAAGTAATCGTCGTTACTGACCGGCGCAAGAAAATTGACCGCGCCTGACCACCCGCCATCGAACGGGTGATCCATCGAGACGCGCCCGGCGAGGCCTCGCGCACTCATGGCCCGTCGGCCTGATGAAGAGGCAGTGACGGTGGGTGGTGTGGCCGCTCGCTTATGGGTCGGCTCGTAGATGCCGAGAGGGTTCATGTTCATGCCATCTTCACCTTCGCCTTTCCTAAGCCGAGTGAGCCTGAGCCGCCAATGCCCTTCGGCAGCGTCAGGTATGCGATCAAGTCGTAGACCGAGGCATGGTAGTAATCATCCGGAGTGGTGTGCTCCCAGCGGGCATATTCCTGACCGTCTTTGTCTTTGACGAGCACGCGCACCGGTGCCTGCATTTGTTTGCTGATCTCGGCATGATTATGAATGGCGGCAGGCCAGCGCTCTGTGCCGGTGGCGATTGCGTTATAGACGGCGTCCATCGCCATCGTGCGGTTGATGTTAACCGTGTAGGCTTCCTGCTTGTCGGAAACGTCGGCTTCTTCCGGCTCTTCGCCCGGCAGTCGGAACATCCTGGTTTTGAGGGCATTCGATGTCGGGTAGTAGGCCCTGAAGACTTTGCCCAGATGCCTGAGCGCCCATTCGGCGCAGGGATTAAGTTCAGGATTCGCGTCGATGACGACCCGCCGGACCTTATAATTTGCCATCAACTGATCGAGTTCGGCATATGAACCGGCGACGCCCATCGCGATGACATAACGCTTTCCGTCAGGTCCGGTGGCGGAGATGCGGTAGTTGTACTTCGCGCCGACATCGACGCCCATCGTCACGTTGTGCCATGAGTAGGCCGGTAGCCTTCCGTTCTCCAGTTCGACACTCAGGAGCCTCATCATCGTGTCGGTAATCCGGCTGCCTTTAGGCGTGTATGGCATGCCGAGATCGGAGCGATAGAACTCGGTGATCTGCGTCGGATCGGTCGAGACTGCTTTGACGGCCAGACGATTGAGCTTGACGACGCCGCACGACAGAGGGGGCAGGGCATAGCCGCGAATGCCGTTCACCTCCGGCCTGAGCGCCTTCCACCTGCCGGGTCCGAACGTGTTGATCTCGGCTTTGCAGGAGGGGCAAGCCACGTGCATTTGAGCCTCACGCAACCGCTCCGGCTCCCAGCTCTGCCACGTCTCCCAGGATTCGCCGTCGGCGCGCACGTCGCGGAAGAAATCGAGTTCGTTCCACTCCTTGCATCCTCCGCACATCACTTCCCAGACCTGCTGATCCGATGATTGATAGAGAGCGTCGATGCCGACATTTGGCAACGTAGGAGTTGAAAGGCGCAGCTCATGGCCGAGTTCGGAGTTGTTCAAGCGCACCTCGGCGAGAGAGACGATGTTCTGATCGATCTCGTCGTACTCATCGAGGATGAGGAAGTCGGCAGCGAAAGATTTCATGCTGGCGATTGATTTGCCGCCGGCAAAATAGAGATAGGAGTCTCCCGCCTGCTTGAACTGCACCGCATCGTACTGAGTGAAGAGGTTGGCGAGTTTCGGCGACTCGCGACGCAGCCCGGAGAAGCGCTCTTTGGAAAAGAATGAGAGCGCTTTATCGGTCGAGAAGACGTAACCGACGTTCAAGCCGGCTTTATCGAGATTGTGATACTTGGCCCCGACGTCGAGCATGTGGCAGGCCAGCGTGACGGCCAACTCCGATGCGCCCTTTTGCGCCGGCTTGCGGATGACCTTGAACGGGTGCCGGTCGTTAAAGATGTCTTGCAGCGGCTGATAGCGTTCGAGCGACAACGGCTTGTTGTCGATGCGACGATAGAGCAGCGCCCAGTCGAGCGGAGAGAGAGGAGGATCGTCATCAGTCTTCGTCGCCGTCGTCTTTTCCGGTTGCAGGTAGCTGCTGAAGAGTTCCAGCAACTGCCCGACGGATGTCGGCGTTGATGTTGTCGAGGGCGATTTCATCAGTAACATTCCTTCTGACCGACTCCGCGACGAACCTGAGCGCATCGAGCACCAGGACTGTTTGCACCAATTCCTTGATATGACCCTTGCGCCGGGTTTCCGAGAGCACGAGACGAGGTCTTTGCTTCCAGCTCAGGTTGCCGATCTCCTGCCAAAGTTTGGACTCGTCCTCGCCCTGCCTGATGAGAGAGGCAAGTTTCTGCAGTGCCGTGACAGAGGCGGCGCGATCCAGTGCGGCTTGAGCCGATGCGAATTCCTCGAACGTCTGGCGCACTTCCTTCCATAAGTTGCGCCCGCCGGTCCCTGCCAACAGCATCCTGACCCGGTAATCCAGCAGTGCGATGTCTTCTTCGAGAGAAAGAAGGTTCTCTCCGTCCTGAGCCTTTTGATAGGCTTTGCGCTCCTTCGGCTGAAGCACGTCGAGATAGCGCGACTGTCTGCCATCGGTCAGACGAGGTGAAGACAATCCGGCGCGCGATTTCCCGCCATGCTTGGCACAACGCACGCGCCCCTTGATGTGACGATTGGGGCAAAAACGGGACTTGCCGCATTGCGGGCAGGCACGCAAATCTCCCTGTTCCTTCGGGTAGCGATACTCGCAAGCCCAGCACGCCCTGAGCAGGCCGCGACAGTGGAGGCGGCACAGACCCTCCGGATCGAGCATTTCCTCGCAGGGTGATTCGTTTTTCTTGTGGAGTCCGCATTGCATTACGAAAGATCGAAAAAGTGTACATGGGGTATCAGGGCTTACATGGGGTATCAGTTTCCGTGCATCGTCGCAGGCCCCGGACTAATAACCGGCGATGCTCATAAACTCCGCCCTCGTTTCGGAGGCGTGCTTGAATTTCCCCTTCATGATCGAAGAGGTGAACTCGGCCTCGGTCTTGATGCCGCGCGTCGACATACACAAGTGCTCGCCGCTCGCTATCACAGCCACGTCCTGACATTTTGTGACCTGCATCACTTCGGCTGCGATCTCTTCAACCAGGCGCTCCTGGATTTGCAGCCGGTGTGCGTGCTTGTGCGCGATGCGGGCGAATTTCGAGAGGCCGAGAACGGACTGGTCGGGGATATAGCCAATGGAGACGCGGCACCAAAAGGGGGCCAAATGATGCTCACACATCGACCAGACTTTGATCCCGCGAGCTACCACCATTTGATCGGCGATGATAGGTTGAAAGGTCGTTTCGATGTTGCCCGCATCGAAGTCGATAAATTCTCGCCACATGGCCGCCCAGCGGCGCGGTGTGTCGCGCAGGCCTTCGCGCTCCGGGTCTTCGCCGATGGCACGAAGCAGGTCACGGCAGATCAACTCCAGACTTTTGACCATCATTGTCTCTTCCTTAGACGCCACGTTGATCCCCCCATAACAGAACATGCTGCTGGCACGACACGCGCGCCTCGAACCACTTGTCGCCGACGGCGCGCGCCGCGAGCCAGTCCATCCGCTCCAGCACGGAGTCGCGCAACTCAAAGACCGCATCTGCACCGGCGGCCTCCACGCGAGATGTGCCCGCTTGCAGATAGACGGGCAGATCGGGATGGAGACGGCTGACATGTCGCGCGAAATTGAAATCAGCTTCGTCGAAGATAACCAGCTTGAGCGAAATCGACTGGCACCCTGCGGCGAATTGTAGACACCGGGCGAGTTTGGCGGCGTGAAAGGTCATCCCGCTCGACGGCGGTTTCGGCGAAAGCACGAGATGATCGAGTTGACGAAACCACTCGGCGGCCACCGTCCCCTGTGTTTCAAGCGCGAACGTGTAATGCATCTCCTGACCGGCGGCGATCAACTCACCGAGCGGCTGCATGGCCGGGTTGCCGCCCGAAAGAGAAACGAGCAGCGGGTGGCCGAGCGAGAGATTGAGGATGCGATCTAAAATCTCGTCATGACTCATCTCTTCCCACTCATCTTTGTGTTTGGGATCGACCGCGTACATCGTGTCGCACCACGCACAGCGATAGTCGCAACCGCCGGTGCGCACGAAGATGGTCGGGAGGCCGGCAATCGGCCCTTCGCCGGCGATGGTCGGCCCGAAGATTTCGCTGACGGTGATCGTGTTTCTCATAACCGGGTCGCCCATCCTGACGCCCAGTACTCGGCCCAGGTCTGCATTGTCTCGCTGACACGAACGCCTGCCACTTCCTGCGGCCACCACTGACAAGCGACTTCGAAGAGATGCCGGGCAATAAGTTCCGCGGTCGGCTGTTCGAGGTCAGGGTGAATCTCGTTGAGCAACCGGTGATCGAAGTTGCTGTCGAGGTAATCTCTGAACGGCTTCAGTTCTCCGTAATCGACCACGAAACCGATGTTGTCGAGTTGCTCCGCGACGAGCACGAGTTCGACCCGGTAAGAGTGTCCGTGCAGGCGTCCGCACTGGTGGCCGTTGGGAAGGCCGTGGAGTTGGTGAGCGGCTTCGAAACTGAATTGTTTACGGATGACGAACATACGAGCGCCCCTATGAAACGAGCCGGCGGCGGGGCCGGCGCAAAACGAATGTGATGAAGAGCCATGACCAGATGAGGCCGCCGCAGAATTTGGCTCCCGTTTGCGCAGCGCTCAGGCTGAAGGTGGTCGAGCCGAAAGCGACGACGGGAAAGATGATCGAATCGGTGATTGATGAGCAGGCGTTCGACAAATTCATCCGGAGGAAGCGGGTCAGTCCGCGCCCCCCCCAGTAGACCAGCGCGTCGATAGTGGCCGCGGCGGTGAAGGCGATGGCCGAGGCGTGCGCGACACGCACGGCAGAGGCCGAAAGCGCGTAAGAGATGAGGGAGCCTGAAGCGATCAGGATTCCCATCTTCAAAGACAGTGAGCGGCCCTCCCAACGTTCGTGCAGCACGTCGCGCGTGCAGAGGTCGAAGGGAATGAGCACGAACGCACTGACGATGAGAGCCGGCGGGCCGAAGCGTGCCACCGCGAGATTGGCGACCACGATGGCGGCCAGGTACAGACAGACGAGCATGAGACTAAACCTCCACGACGGCACCGTTCTCTCCATCTTCCGAAACCTCACATTTTGCTAATCCGAGACTTTCGAGGAGGTAGTGCGCCCAGTTCTCGCACGACCAGTTGAGCGCGCGCTCGTTGTTGGCATGCTTGATGGCGCGTTCGACTTCGCGCTTGAAGAGGATGAATTCGATGTCGCGATCATCGTGCGTCACCTCCTTCTCGGCGCGCACGTGGAAGAGGTGCCGGTGTGTGTGCCGGAGAAACGACACTTCCTCCGGAGCACCCGGCCAGCGGTGAAAGCCCTCGAAGCGGGTCGTCGCGAAGATTCTTGTTTTCATGTTTGCCTTTGACGAGATCGTAGGCGTCGAAGAGCCAGTTGGTTTGCTGCCCGTGGCAGGCGAGGAAGAAGCGCGTGCCGAACGTCTGTCGGAAGTCGATCACGTAGCGCACCCAGGAGCGCGCGGGCAGTTGGGTGATCATGCACTCGCGCGCGGTCAGCCCCTCGCGCTTGTTTCCGTTACGCCAGTGGCGCTCGGCGATAAAGTCACGAACCGGAATTTCGTAGTAATCGAGGGCGCGCCTGACAGGTGACAAATCGTAGGGGCGTTTTTTCAACATCTCCTCGCGGGTGAAACAATCCCACTTGCCCTGTCCGAGATAGATGGCGACGCGGCCGTACATCGCGCCGCCGATCCAGGACGAGCAATCGCACGAGTAAGGACGGAAACGCCTGCAGGACATGCTTCGTGGTGTAGCCGAGCCAGTGGACGTTGCGCCCGTTCGCCCACGCCATTTTCTGCTTGAGGTAAGAGATGGGTGCGGGTCCCCGATGCGGTCGCCGCAGTCCGCCGAGCGCGACCCAGTCTGACAAATCAAAAGAGTTCATCCATCCTGCGCCCGTCATCGCCGAGCACGTGGACGGGAATGGGCTTGAGACCTGCTTCGAGCATGATGCGCAGGTTACGGTCGGTCTGGACGGGGTCTTGCAGTTTGTCAAGCGCCATGTAGCCGAAAATGCGATCTTTCCAGCGGTGGAGAAATTCGATGTAATCGGAGAGATCGATCTCTGAACCGGCGTTCATGGCCGTGAAGGCACCGGAGTCAATCAAGAGTTCCACGTCCGGGTGATTCATCACCCGCTCAAGCGTCGCCGGTTCCTCACGCAGATAAGCGTAGGAGATGAGCAGCGGGAGTTTTGGAGTGGACGGTGTCTCAGTAGGCTTGGGCTGCATACTCCGTCCCTTCGAGAGCTTGATTGATGCGCGAGAGCACCTCTTCTTTATCGGCAGCGGCCACGTCTGGGATTTTGATGAGGTAGGTTTCCCGCGCGGGGTCGTAATCGCCGATCCGGTCGAGGTCTGCGGTCGCGCCCTGCCAATCGCCGTTCAGGATTTGCGCGAACTGCTCCTGACCGAAGCCGAGCATCTCGGGATGAAAATCGTCGCCCTTTTCTTCGCGGATGCCGAGGACGTTGGCACGCAGCAGTTCTTCGTTAAAGTAGGATTGCCGCCCGGTGGCGTTGGCCGCGATGCGGTAGCCGGCGCGGTCGGCTCCGGCCAGCTCGCTGTAGCGACATTCGACGTGTGTGTGTCCTTCGAGGCGCATGGCGAGTTTGACGCCGTGATGCGCAATGACGACGCGCTTGCGGTCGATGATGATCGGCTCCTGCTGGCCGTAGAGGCGGATGCTGGCGCGCAGGAGTTCCATCTGCTCCGGGCTGTGGACGTTCTCGTTGGCCGGGTCATCCAGCACCTCGTCGATGGGGAGAGTGACGTACTCGCCCGCCGGAGGCGTGCCGGGAGGCGCTGGTTGTTCTTTGCGTTTGGTCATGATTCAACCGCGCAGGCTGACGCCGTAGGCCATGCTCCTCGCTTCAAGTCGCTCGCGCATCGCCGGGCTCCATTCGAGGTCGCTCAGGTTTTGCGCGCCGGCGGTCGCTTTGGCCTTCGCGCGACAGCGGTGCGCGCGGGCCAGAGCGGCGAGTTTATTGATCAACTCGGGCAGCGTGACGCTTCCCTTGCGCAGATAGTCCGCGCGCATGATTTCGAGGAACGGCTTGACCACATCCTCCGAGAAACCTGTGTGAATGAGGATCGGCAGTCCCGGGTCGAGCAGGCGGATTTTCAGGCCGGCGGCTGTCCCGGTCAGACCGTCCGGCAAATCCACGTCGATGGCAATCGCATCGAAACACTGGCTTCGGACGAGAGCCTCTGCGCCCGCCCCGGTCATGCAGTAATGCGCGTTAAAGGGCGCGTGATAGAGGCGAAAGCCCGTATCGAACATTTCCAGGTCGTCGAGGTTATCGTCGACGATGAGGATCGTCGGCAGATCGGGGTCTGAAGTCCGGGCATTGAGAGTTTCGATGTTCATGGATTCTCCGTGCGGTGTTGCTCGGCGCGCCGCAACAAGTCGTTTTCTTCACGGAGACATTTCATCGTCTGCGCCTCTTCTTTCCGCATACTGGTTAAAGTCTCTTCGTTGACAAGAGCGATGGCATACGCGGTCTGCATGGCACTGTATTTACCTTCGAGCGTTTTGACCTTCTCCCGCAGCGCTTCGTTGGCTTCCTTATAGGCCTTCAAAGCGCCCGTGTAGATGAGAAAGAGAACTCCGGCGTCGGCGATGACGGCGACGATGACGGAGCGCCAATCCCAGGCCCCGGCCGAGAAGACGACGCATAAGCTCGCAGTGAGGTGGTTCATGCGGTGCCGCTTTCATTAGTCAACCCGGTTCGTTTGCACCCCGGCTCCGTTGTCGCCTCGCTGCTGATCTGTGTCGGATGTGGCGGCTTTCACGAGCAGGGATTTGATCGCTTGCTGAGCGACCACCTTAGCGACAGAGACATCGCCGCGCCTGTCCACGAACTTCCAGTTGACTGCCCCGCCGACGATGATGCCCGGAGTTACGACGTACCTCAGGGCATCGATCAGGATGGCGCGCACCTCCAGGTCATCCACGTAGATGAGGCCGACGATAATCACAACGAACAGCAGCGCCGGCGCAAGCGCTGTTACGAGAGCGATCTTAAAACTCGATGTCTGCGTTCCCTCTTTAACCGGCGTTGCCGGGATCGACGTTTCTTCACCCACTTCTATTTCCTCCCCATTTTTGGAATGACTTCTAAAGCTCTGGAGTAATACTCCTGCCGTTCGGCGAGGCCGTTCGTCCCGCCGTTGATCGCTCGCGTAATCTGCACAATGTCACCCCGGTCGGCGAGCGGATTGCAGTTTTTCCTGACTGCGAAGATCGCTGCGGCCGCTCGCAGCCCCGGCCCCGGTTGCAGCAGCAGATCGGGATTGTCGACGAGCGGCATGCGCAACACGCTCGACAGCCACAAGTACATCTCGCGTCCGGTGGCCTGAATGGGACAGCGCCCGCGAAATTTCCACCCGTCTCCCGGATGCAAATTGCCCATGCGCCCGCCATAAACTTTCTCGGCCAACGCCTGCGGGTTGCGCGCGCAGGGAGCGGCGCTGGAGAGTGTGGGAAATCGTTTCGGCCAGACTTCCACCAAACGTTTCGCTGAATAGTTGAGGTTCTCTTCCCAACATGCCAGCTCAGTCGACTCGTGGGCCAGTTGCGCGAGAAAGGCAGCGGCGCGCAGACGTGTATTGATCTCGAATTCAGGCATCACGACAATGAGGTGCGGCAGATAGAGAGCACGCTTCGCGCTGGCGAGGTTGGGCATGATGGCCCGAAGCATCTGGTCAGTGATTGTGTTCATCATTTGTCGCTTTGGCTGCCGGAGCTGCCCCTTGGGGGCTGCGGCATTATGAAGGCGGGAGAGGCAGGAATTACGCACACAACATCGCGCACAACATCGCCTCGATTATTCTTTGAGCCGGTAACGACGGTCGGTTTGAGCTTTTTTATGGGCGCAGACGTCGCACAATGTGCGTCCTAGACGTCTCTTTTTGGTCGCTTGGGGCTTTATTGGGTCGCCGCACTGCAGACACAACCCATGCTTTTTTCTACGTCGTCTGAGTGCGGCCAGGGCGGCAGCCTGTTGACGGTTTCGCTTGTCGGCATGCTCGCGGCACTCTACGGAGGTTCCGTCTTCACCCCGCGGCCGTCCGCACACGCGGCAGAGACCGCCCCTGATGCGCTGTTTGCTCTTCGAGATATTTTTCATCTGTAGAGCACCATTGTCCTTAATTTAAGATTGTCACGAAAAATGCGCCTTCCATATTGCTTTGAATATTCTCCCAATGTGTATGTGCAGGAGGTATTAAAATGCAAATAGCACGCTGCCAAACATGTAGGGCAGAAGTAGTGATCTTCGCCGAGTTTTCGCCAGTGATGTTTATGTTTGAATTTCATCGGTTCGAGCCCCGGTCCGATGCCTCCACTTTTCGCTCACGCTCCTCTTTTCGCTCCCGGCGACGTTCGAGCCACGGGGCGATGATGAATTGCAGAACGGTTCCCAACAGGGTGATGAGGGCGACGATGACGGCTGTGTCGATCCAGACCCAAAAATCATGACGCAACATGCGATGCTCCCTTCGGTAAACAGTCCCAGACCCTGCCGTCCAGATGGCGTCCCGCGGCCTTTTTTCCGACGCGCGCCATGTTCTGGAGATCGGAGCCGGACATGCCGACAACGAATTTTCCCTGTGTGAAGCAACCGAGCCGCGAACTGCCGTCGGGCGGCGGCAACTCGATGACTTCACCAAACGTGCGCGGGGCCCACTCGCCCCACTGTTTGAAGAAGAAGGGGACGCCGCCAGCAAGACATTGATCTCTCATTGAGCGAGCCCATGCAGGGTGCATAGCGCGCGCGCCGTCGCCGCTCTCACCGCCGCAGATCACCCACTCGATGTCGTAAAGCTCAACCTTTCCCAAATCCGCAAGTAACGGCTCACAGGACAGAAAATGAACAGCCGCAGGGACGTTGACCAGGTCGCCTATGCGCCACTTCGTCTCCGGGTGCCCGACCGACGCGCCGAGCCACACGTTGGGCAAGGGATTGATCTGCCACTCGCGCGGAAGCATCTGCGGCATGTTCTCTGGCCGTTTGGTGAGCAGTTGCCAGTCGAGGCGTGGTGTCTGTTCGATCAAGTCGAACAGATCACTACGCCAGCGCGGTTCAACTTCCGTATCGAACACATCGGCGAGCGAAGCGCAGAAGACTTTGTAACGAACGTTTGACCTCTCAGCTTCACGATTCCACTTCAGCGGCTCGCCCCACGTCTTGGTCAGGTGGCGCGGCTTGCTTTTGCCCCACTCGGCCCAGCGCCGGAACTGCGCCAACTTCTCCGCATAGCAATTCGTGCATTCAGGCGAAACTTTCGTACACCCGATCCACGGGTTGAAAGTTTTATCCGTCCACTCGATCTTCGTGTTCTCCGCCACGTGTCACCTCACATTCCACTATTTCGGCGGCTATTTGCGCCGGTACTTCCAAGAGACTTAATGCATCGCGACAGGGTATCGGTGCTAACGAGTGTTTACCCCATCAACTCCAGAAAAGGCCCGACGAGGTCAGCCGGAATCCTCGTTTTATTGCGCGGGTACCGCAGCCATCCCCAATCGGGAAACAACTCGCGCAAGCCTTTGATAGACAGCTCGGGACGAGGCTCGAAATACTCGACGTTTCCGACTTCGGCCATCCAGTTGTCTTTCCACCGCGGGAACATATCGACGTTGTAGAAAGGCTCGGCGATGACAGAGAGGCGACCGACGATCCGTGATACAGGAGCGCACAGGTAGATGAAAGCCGTCTCACCGGGGCGCGCCTCTTTCGGCACGGTCCAGAACCATTGCTCATCTGCGTGAGCGGTGGCATCCTTGAAAGAATCGTAGTGCTCAGCACCGCCGAGTAAGACGTAATAATTGCGCGCAGTCATCATCTCCGCTCTCCTTCGTTATCAGACTCCGCTTCATCTCTCCCACAACCGCGACAACAACAGCCCGACGAGCGCGCACAGCCAGAGCCAACGCCACGGGCGCAGCTCAACTACTTCATCATCGTCAGGATCGTCGGTCACTGTTCTCCTCCTGCCGCGGTTTCATTCGCGGCGAAATCGTTTGCGCTTTCCCTTCCCTCTCGCCTTCCTCGGCTTGCGCTTCGGTCTCGGCCGGCGGTAGGGCAAACTCAGCAGGCCGAGAGCCACGAACTTCGCCCGCTCGCCGCGGCGGTCATACTTCGTCGTCGTCTCCACCTGCGCGTGGCCGAGGAGCTGCTGCACCGCCGAGATGTCCGCGCCGGCGTCGAGCAGGTGGGTGGCGAACGTGCGCCGCAGGTCGTGTGGAGTGAAGTCTGCCGTGCCTGCCTGCCGCGCTCTCTGAGCCAATGCATCGGCCACGGCCTGTGCCGATAGTCTCCGGCAGATGATCCGGCCTCCCCGGTTAACCGGACAGAGCAGCGGCCCGGACTCGGTGCCGCGTCGTGCGATCCAGTCGCCAATGGCGCGACAAGTGCCGCCCTCCCCGAAGGTGATGAGTCTCTCCTTGTCGCCTTTCCCTCTGACCTTGAGCGTGCGCCGGGCGTCGTAGTCGGAGAGGTCGAGCGCGACGGCCTCGGCACGTCTCAACCCTCCTCCGGCGAGCAGCGCCAGCAGGCACGCGTCACGGGATCCCTTGGGGCTGGCGTCTTCCGCGCAGGCGACGAAGAGCGCGGCGAGTTCCGCTGCCGCCAGCGCACGACCCCGCGCGATCCGTTGGCTTCGCACCCCGCGCACGTCGTTGATGCGCTGGTAGTCTTCCGCCGCCATCTGGCCGAGGTGCCACGCGCGGCGCGCCACGCCTTTGAGTGCCGAGATCGTCGAGTTGATCGAGGCTGGTGCGTAACCTTCTTTCTGCATTCGTGAGCGCAGTATCTCGACGTGGGCGAACCTCAGTTGCTCGAAGCGCAGTTGGCCGAGGGTCTGCGCGCCCATCAAACGCGCCGCGCGGTCGAGGCACACGCGCATCGAGCGGCGACCCGACTCGGAGAGAGTGGTCAGGTAAAGCGCCGCCGGCGAGATGTCCTGCTCGTGCATCAACTCGCCGGGACGCGTGCCCCGGATGAGTTGCAGTTGCTGTGTGCGCCCGTGTGTCATCACGTGTTTTGTGCTGCCTCAACACCTGCGAGCAGTGCCTGACAAAATCTAATGATTCTCTCTTCGCTCAGGCGGCGGCCGTCCCAGTCGCCGGCGTAGTCCGGCCCCTCGTATCGTTCTGGAGAATGAAATGAGACTTGTCCCTCCGGCAGATCGACATAGAGGACCCACCGATTAAAGGGCTGCGCTTCATCCCTCCCCCAACCGAACGTGATGCCGAGTCGAGCGCCGTGCTGCGCGAGCGCGGCGCTCAGTTGCCGGAGCGACCAGCCTTTTCTCTCATAAGCGAGTTCGCGGTATGACTTGCCTGCGACCCCGGCGCGCGGCCCGTATTTCTTCGCGCGCCGTGAGCATTTCTGTGCCCTGAATAAATTCATGGCGATGAGGCCTTCAGGGCCGAGCCGTTCCAACTCCGCGTAAAGTCGCCGGGTCTGTGCGCCGTCGGATCCCTGATAAATGCGATAGGCGTTCATGGCTCTCCTGTACCTGCCCTCTCAGTTGCTGGCCGAGCAGCGAGACAATTCTGTCGTTGCCCGTACAACTCTGCGCATCGTGCCGGATGTGTCTCGCTCATGACGGCGCACTTCCTTCCACCGTGATCGGCTCGTCGACGAGTCTCCGGAACTCTCTGAACTTGCCGAGCAGATGGCCGAGCATCGACGCGACTTCTTCCGGCGGGCGCGTCGGAGCGAGCACCTCCCTGACCCATTTGACGAGAAAGGCGTCGGTCAGTCCGGCCTCAAGCGCCCGGTAGATGTTGTCGATGAGGTCGCGCGCGGTGCGATAGTCCTGTTCCCACGTTGCGTCTCCGAAAGTGAATTGCAGCACCGGCAGGTGCGTGCGGTGGCTCACGACCGACTCAATCATGATCTCTGCGGGCGCGACGAGCCGCTGGTTGTGCGTGCGCGCCATCACCGATGCATCTTCGCCGTCGAGGCGGTGCGTGGCCGCGACGATCACCTTCTTCGTCGCGGCGTCTCGCACACCCCACGCCTCGCTCGGGCCGCGCTCCTCGCGAAAGGGTTCCCACTGACTCAGATTTCTCATGGTTGTTTCTCCTTCTGGTGCAGACCTTCCCACAGTGATTCATCAACGATCACGCCGTTCAGCAATATTCGCGTCACGAGTTCCGGCTTGCACCGCAGCCGGTGAAAGCGCGCCGCGCGCGCCGGCAGATCGGCCAGACAGTGCAAACACCTGAAGCGCGGCGACCCACGCACCGGGACGAACATCGTCGTTCCCTCCCATTCCCGTGCGCTCATCTCAGACACTCTTTCGTTTCCGCTTCGTCGAGCGGGTAGCAGTCGAAGGCGCGCCCTGCCGTGCGGGCGTTGTAAGCGCGGTGATGGCCTTCGATAATGACTCTGCGCAGGCGTCCTTTGATCCGCACCTGTCCGACGATGCCGGGCCGCGAGTTGTCCACGTGGGCGAGGTGGCGGCCATTGACATGCTCGCGCGTCACGTAGCGGGCGAGCAGGCGCGGGCCGAGGGCGACGACGGGGCGGGGCCGCTCGGCCACGATGCGCTCGGCCGTCGGGACGTCGAAGATGACCCCGAGGTCTTTACGCTCGCACACGACCGGCGTGCCCTCGCGGTGCCAGCGGCAGTTGCGACAGGACGGTTGACGTGTGGGGCGAGGCGCAGAGGCGGCGAGCGGACGACACCACAGCGGCGGACCGAAAATGGAGTCGGCGAGTCGGGCGGCCGCTCCGGCCACCCGCTCTCCGATCTGAGCGAACGTCTCGACTACATTCGCGTCGCTTTCCGGTAATTCTCTCGGCATCGACTCTCTCCCGCTCAGATCAGTTTCTCGAAGACCGCGATCTCGCCGTCGGTGCGCACCCAGCGGTAGCCCTCGGCGAGCGAGGCGCGCAGGGCTTCGGTCTCGGTGTCGGCGGCGCAGTAGACGTCCGGGGACGTGAGGCCGGGCGGCGTGAACACGGCCTCGATCTGGGAGAAGCAAAAGAGGCGATAAGCGTAGCGAGGCTCTTTCACCGCTTCTTGGTTTTCTTTAGAATCTACAGAATTCATCTCAAATTTCTCCGGAAAATAGCTTGTGAAAAAACATATTCACGCAAGTAATTATGGCGCAGCGGAAGAATGAATGCTCTTGGTGAATTTCCCGTCGCCGCCACGCGACGCTCTTTCCCTCACCTGCCAACCTTCGGCCTCACATTTCGTCAGAGCCGTCACCGGCAAACGGTAGGAAGTCTTTCGCCCGAGAGTCTTCCCCCTGTATGCGTCGGCGATCTTCGGAAACTCCAAGTGCGCCATCCACTGCGCATCGGTTTCTTTGCGATAGATGCCGGTTGAGTAGCCGGTGTTAGACCAGTAAATACGAGTCACCTTGCCTACCCTGCCGCGTAAGGTTTTGCAAGAGGCGTGCGCGCAACTCTCGACGCGCACGGCATCGCCGACTTGAAGGTGAGTCGGGCGCGGAGTGCGACGCGGAAAGATTTGCTGGTATTGAAAGGGCCTGCCCGCGCGCCAGTCACGATGCAGCAAGACGGCGCATAGGCGTGACATCAGAGAACGTTGAATCGCGAGCCTGAGCTTCGGCGAGACGTTCGCTTCCGTCTGCCAATCGATCTCGTCGACGACGCCGACCAGGTCAGCCGGGTCGAGGTATTTTGCTTGCGTGCCCTGCAGGTAAGGTAACTCGCCGCGTTTCAAATAGTCGTTAAGGGCGTGTGAGGCGATGCCCGTCTCCGCCACGATCTGATTGACCGTCCAGCCCCATGGGTTAGCCAGCCGTGAGTTGTAGCCGAGATCGTACAACCGTCTTTTAACGGACGCCGGCGAGCGCCTGAGCGCTAGCGCCATCTCGCTGTGCGTGAGCACTCCCGTTCCTTCCTTGATGAACCAGTCCTCTTCCTCGCGCCACAGCTCCCAGTAACGATCAAAAGTGATTTCGACATTAAAGTGTTTAGCGATCTGTTCCCACGCTTCACGAAACGAAGGAAAGTGCTTGATGATCGAAGCGGTGG